CCAACAGGATGTGGACATTTACTTATAGATTTAGCAGCCAATGATTGGGTTGCATGGAATTCTGGAGGTTTCAGTGGTTCAGGAAGTGGACATGCAACAATTTACGCTGCTAGTGGAACTAGATTTTTCGGTTATTTAGTAGGTTGATAAATACAAATAAAAAGTAGATAATGGCTAAGATAAAGCTCAACGGCGACACCAGCGGTTATATTGAAATATCGGCACCAGCGGTGTCGGGTAACAACACGCTTGAGCTTGGTCCGGGCACTAAGATATTAACGAACTTAGATAATACTTTCACTGGTGTTTCAACATTCAGTAGTGATGTTTACCTTGGCAATGACATTTACTTGACTGATGGTTCAAGTGGATATGAAAAGGTTGAAGTTTGGCCAAATGATATTAGAGTTGAACATAAACATATTCATAGTGAGTTTGGTGTTTGGACTCGATCAACAAATGTAACTGATAGAAGACTTGGAATAGAAGGTTCAGGCAATGATCTTCTTTTATATGCAAATTCTGCGGAAAAAGTTCGCATAGCATCTAATGGTAAAGTTGGTATCAACACCGTATCTCCAAGAGCGGTTTTGGATATAGAAGGTAATGCTGAAAATTTCACTTTATTTCTTCATAGTAACGATGCTAATGCTAACTTACAGTTCTCTGACAACACTGGTGGTGCAAGAATATTAAATTACGGTGGTGACTTAGCGTTTAGAACTGGCACTAATGCCCATGCTTTTGGAACTGGTGATAGTGAAGCACTTCGTATAACTTCTGATAATAAGTTGGGTATTAATATTACAAACCCAACAAGGCAATTAGAGATTTATAATTCGTCACACGCAACTGCTGCTCTACAAAGTGATACACAGTCTAGTTTGTTTTTCTCTGACCCCTCTGATACAAACGTTGGACAAATTTCGTATATGCATTCTGATAATTACATGTATTTTCGTGTAAATGATGCAGAAAGACTTCGTATAGGGTCTGATGGTCATTTGTCATATAAAAATAGTTCACCACCTGCTTGGTCTACGGACTCTGGTTATGCTAATTCGACACTTGGCAGCAGTGCATATTTTAGAACTGATACTGACGTAAACAGTAATTTCTTTGCATTAGGTTCTAATGCTTACAGGAGTTCAAGTGCTTGGCAGCATGTAAACTCTGGATGGGCAACGCAGTTACAGCAGTCTGCACACACTGGAGATCTGTATTATAGTTCATCCTCAACTAGTGGTAGTGCTGATGGCACCATAACATGGGTTGAACATTTTCGTGCAACTTCTGCTGGTAATTTTGGTATCGGTCAGAACTCCCCTGCAGATCGTTTAGTAGTACAAAAAGCAAATGCAAGTGGTGATGTTGCTACAAGGATTAAAAATAGTACAACTACAGATGGTAGTGCATCTACTCCAACCACAGCATCTCTGTATTTAACTACAAGTACTGGTGATTTTAATACTTTCTATATCCAAGCAAGAAGGTATGATAATGATACGCATTTTGGATATTCAAATCCAAGAGATGGTGGTCATACGCCAAACATGATTATCAGTAATGAGGGGCGTATAACTAAACCAAACCAACCAGCATTTTCTGTTCGCAGAAATAGTAATCAAGGTATAGCACATAATACCGATACTAAAGTTCTATGGAATACAGAAATATTTGATGTTGGTGGACACTTTGATAATGGAACAAATAGTAGATTTACGGCACCAGTTGCTGGAAAATATCTTTTTCTAGGACACTTATACATTTACAACACACTTCAGGTGGAAGCAAAAATATATAAAAATGGATCCATATACAAAAGATTCTCTGGACCGGTGGGAAGTGGAGGAAATGATAATCCAAATGGTATTGATTTTCTGGATATTGTTGATCTTAGCGTGAATGATTATGTAGAAATTTTTGCATACCATTATAGAAATGCGGATACTGGTAGCGCATCCATATACGGTGGTGGCAACAAAGAAACATCATTTGTCGGTTACTTATTGGGATAATACAAATAAAGATATGATATAAATATCTGAGTAAGTTTTAATACATCCAATGCCCGACTATACAATCACACTAACTGACACTGAGCAGAAGGCGATGGAATATTGCGCTGCTGATGTTGATGACTGGATTACAAATGCAGCAACTAACCGTGCTCGTATTGCCACTGATGAAATCGTTTCTTTGAACACAGCACATTGTAACGCTAATGGTATTGCCATCGGTGTTGGTGTTACTGCACAAGTAGAACAAGCATATAACCTTGGTATCGTTACCACTGCTGCTGCTCGTAATGCTGCTGCAGAATCTGAAACACCTGGTGGTGAATGATTGACTGAAAGTCTTTCTTGAACTATAATATTACTAACTGATTTCATTTCGTGAACCTAAAGTTCAGTATTATAACTCCTGCTCATAAAAACACACCTTATCATAAGGTGTTATACGATAGCATCAAAGCCCAGTCCCATGAAAATTGGGAGTGGGTTTTGTGGCTTAATAATGATATTGAGAAAGAAAAGTTACCCGAAGAGATCTTGAACGATGAACGGGTAAAGATTTTTGAGACTGATAGTGACTCCAAGAATGTTGGATATCATAAGTATCATGCATTCCACAAAGGTGAAGGTGATGTTCTTGTGGAGGTTGACTCTGATGATATTATCACCCCAGACTGTCTTGAGGAACTGAATAAAGCATATCAAGATCCACAAGTTGGGTTTGCATATAGTGACTCTGCTATTCTTGATGATAACTTCGTTCCATACAATGCTCAGCATGGATGGACACATTACAAATATAACCATGAAGGCAAAGACCTTACGGTTATGAAAACTTGGGAACCAACTAGTCATAGTATTGGTTTCATTTGGTATGCTCCAGACCATGTTCGCTCTTGGAGAACTTCAGTCTATCGTGAACTGGGTGGACATAAAGACTTAAGTATTTGTGATGACCATGAACTGATGGTTCGCACATACTTGAATACCAAGATGCATCATATTCAGAAACCATTGTATGTGTATCGCATCACTGGAGATAATACTTATCTTGAAAGAAACGCTCAGATACAGACTAAGACGGTAGAGATCTTTAGAGAGAATGCTTTTGCTCTAGCTGAGTATGATGCTAAGCACCGTGACCTCATGATGGTTGACATGGGTGGTGGTATTGATGGAAGACCTGGATACATCACCATCGATCAGGAAGACGCTGACATTACCTGTGACTTGAATGATGGTATCCCTTTGCCAGACAACTCTGTAGGTGTTCTCAACGCCAGTCATGTGATTGAGCACCTGAGAGACCCTGTAAAGACGATGAGAGAGATACACCGTGTTCTTGCACATGGTGGTTGGGCATTCATTGAGGTGCCTTCTACAGACGGTAGAGGAGCATGGCAAGACCCCACTCATGTAAGTTTCTGGAACGAACATAGTTTCTGGTATTATACAGATGCAAGTAAAGCAAGATACATTAGAAACAAAGACATTCGTTTCCAGAGTTATCGTCTAGATACGTGGGAGATGGCACCCAATATTCCAGTTGTATCTGCCTGGTTAGTTGCTATCAAAAATGAAACTCGTTTGCCTGGAATCCTTTCGATATGAAAAAAGAAGCAAAGATATGTCTCAACGCAATGGTTGGGAATGAGGAGCACTGTATTGAACGAATGCTCAAGTCTTGTTATGAATACATTGACTATTGGGTAATTCAGTGCAATGGTAATGATAAAACTCAGAGTATTATTGAAGACTTCTTCAAGGATAAAGACATTCCTGGGTTTACATACAACCATGAGTGGGATTATCCTGGAATAAACAGAGACCATACACTACAGACTGCTCTTAACGCTGAGCATGGATGTGACTGGATTCTTCGTATGGATGCTGATGAACAGTTAGAAGTTGATGATGACTTTGACTGGTCTCCTATCAATGATACAAACTTTGAGTGTTTCAATATCACTGCAAGAAGTGCTGGTTCTATCTACTATAGGACTTGGTTCTGGAACGCTAAGTTAGCTTGGTATTTTGAGCATGACCGTCGTCATGAGACTGTTCATCTTCGTGGTGGTGCTCAACACAATGCATTTAACTTAGCGCCTGGTTTCAGGCACGTCATTACCAATGATGGTGTCACCTGGGAAGACCCAAATAAGTTTCTCGTAGACGCTGTAGAACTTGAGAAGACTCAAGTTGCTGGCGGTAAACTTTTGGAAGACCCATATCACTTCTGGTATATTGGTAAGAGTTACTATGATGCAGTAAACCTGGGTGATTATCCTCTTGGGATGACTCATACCAAAGAATACGCCAGACGCTCCATCTTTTATTTTGAAAACTATCTTGATAGGGTGCACAACTACAAGAATATTGAAGAACCATTCGTCAATGAGATGATTTACATGAGTCTCTATTGTATTGGTGAGATG